GGCGTTCCTGGTATTACTAGCATTGCAGTACAAGATGAAGGCACAACTATCATTAACACTGCCACTATCAACTTTGTTGGTACTGCTGTCGCTGTAAGCAATGTGGGAAATGTTGCCACTGTTACTGTTACGGGTGGTAGCGGCGGCGGAACTTATGCATATGTAAATGATAACTCATTCTTCTTATCAGGCGGCGTCAATCCACCAGAAACAATCAATCAAAAACTATCATATGGCGCAGCAAGAATACCCGGTGATCGTCAAGCAAA